TCTGATTGTCTAGCTTCTAGCAATTTTCCCTGGTAAGCTTCGTCACCTCGGGCCATACGTTCAGCATGCATAAGCTGTGCGTCTGACATTGCCATTTTCGTTTTCTGCTTGTTAGCATAAATCTTACTTCCAGCAGAAACGGCTAATTTAATTGCCGATAACCACATGATTTAGTACCAAGTAGCTTCTTTTTTCTTTTCAGCTAACATTCTTTTAGTTCCTCTAACTTTTTCCTTGTCTCCTGTAGGAATATAGTTGAAAGCACCATCAGCTGTAGTCTTAGATCTAGGATCTATCTCTACATTCTGTTCTGGAATGTCTATTTGCTTTGATTTTTTATAATTTATCATAATATTATCTCCTTAACATTAATTATCGTCCATTACAACAGCTGCTTGATCAATTCCTGACTTTGCAAGACTGACTCCAGCTCGTAATTTTGCTAAATCTTCGTTTTGATCCATCTTATCTTCCGCTAATTCTTGCGCTTGCATCAATTTTGCACGATTTAGATCTTGATTTGCCTCATCACTCATTTTTTTACGTTCATTTTCCATTGCACGTAGGTCAACTTCACGTGATTTTAGTTTTAAAAGAGGATCTGCATCAAATTGTGATGTAATTTCCTTCTCTTCTTTCATATACTCTTCTGTCATTTCAGCAATCAACACTGCTTTTCTTGATTCAACTTGATTTGTTAATGCTTGTAGCTGTGCTTGTACTTGAGGATTCATAGCCGCTTGTTGTTGCATCATCATCATTTGCTGCATTTGTTCTCTAAACTCTAATTGTACTTGCTCTTGTGCCATTAAACTTATGTGTTCTAAAATATTTTTTTGTATTGCAGCCATAATCATAGGATTATTTCTAACCATGTTAGTTGACATAAAGTTTAAGTGAGCTGTGATGTGTGCTCTGTGATCTTGACCAGGAAAAGCTTGAAAAGATTTTCCTCCCATTGCATTAATGTGTTCCATACTTGGGTCCATCGGCGCTGTTGGCGCTGGTGGTGGTAGAACTGCATCAACATCTTTAACACCAATCGCATTATACATGTTTCTATAGATTTGATACATATTATGTAATTGTGGATTCGATGTTGCAATTTGTAATTGTGTCTGAGCTAATGTTATTCTTTGAGACATTGAAAAAATATTAGGATCAGCTACAGGAATTACATCTACTCTGTCATCAAAATCTGTTTGTTTTATATTTCTTTGTCCACCTACAACATCGTATGGATATTCTGGTGGTAAATATTGAGCAACCACTTTTGATAATAATTTAAATTCATTTTTCATCGCTGCATAACATCTCTTATGTATTGCAGACATTACTCTTGAACCACGTTCTAATAATGCAATTGTAGTTCCAACTGCAGCACCTTGGTTTCCATCGCCCACTTGCATGTCAGCAATAGCCGCGAATCTTTGACCAGCGTTAACAACGATACCTAATAAATTTAATAATGTCTGAGATGGTTCTTTGTATGGTAATGGAAAGAATGCATCTCTTAAATTACCACCTGGTGCATCAACATCTTTAAACTCACCTGGTTGAATTGGTGATGCTTCATCTCTAACTCTTACACCTCTTTGTTTAAATCCTGCAGGTAAGTTAGATAGTGTACCCGCATCTAGTAATTGACGGAGAGCAGAAGTTGCAGTTCTGCTCAATCCGCCAATCATGTGAATGAGTCCAAAGCCATAAAATCCTAGTCCTGGCAGAAACTTGAAGTGGACAAAATATTGGATCTTACGTTTCTTTAGATCATCGGGCGCATAGTTTCGTCTTATAGACAAAACTTTCCTATTACCTTCTTCAACAGTTACGAGGTAAGGTAATTTTATTCCAGTCGGTTCTCCATCTGCTCCGACTTCTTCGAAACCTTCTAAATCTAAATTAACGTGACACTCTAACAAAGTATACACTGGTTCGTTCTTTCCAGTTTTTTTGCTACCTTCAAGTTCACGTTCTTTTTTTGCAAGTTCATCATTTGAATCTGTACCTGGCGGGCCTAACTCTACATCTCTGTAGAAACCATTAACTTGTTGTTTTCTTAATTCGTTTTCTGAAATTTTTACTTTATGAATAATCGCTTCCGCATCATCTAATGAGGTAGCTGTATACGGAACGATTAATTCATCTGCTGGAACAAACTTAGATACAGCTCGTCCCATATTTACATCATAGTAAACTTTTTTAAATGTTGAACCTGCTAATGGTAAATGAAATAACATAGAATCAAACTCTGCTTCATATTCTTTCATTTGATCCATAATTAAATAATTCATAAAATCCTTAACACGACTTGCTTGTTGTTCTGTTCCAGGATTTTTTACACCTATGACTTGTGTTCTTACAGGTCCATCGGCTGGTAATAATTCTTTGTATGCTTGTGCTTGAAACTGAGTTACCGCTTCAGCCATAACAGGATGTGTTGCACCACTTGCTCCTTGGAAAGGTTCAGTTCTGTTTTCATATTTAAATCCTAAAAGATCTAATCCTGATACATAAGACTGCTCCCATTCTTTTCTTGAAGCTTTGTAGTCCATATAATTTTGAGTCATCTCATTACCGATTGGTTCTAAAACATCATCTGGTAAAAGTTCTGCTAAATTATCAAAGTGTGATTCTGTTCCAGGTACATTGATTGATCCTGGTTCGTAATCTAAAGTTACGCCACCATCTTCTTCAGGGATAACTTCGATTGGTCCTTTTTCTTCTACTGGTTCCTGAACGGCAACATCTTGCAATTCTTCTTCTGAAGGAATCTCAAGTTTGTTTCTAGTGTTCGGGAGTCCTTTGTCTATTTCTGCCATATATTACTCCTAGTAGTTTCTAACACGGTTTTTAAGGGATAGCAACCCTTGTGGATTAGGTCCTGATTCTGGTGCCACACCTGATGATACACCAGCCATTTTAGCTATACCACCGCCTGCTAGATTAGCGACCCCACCTGCATCTGCAACATTTTGTGTTTTCATATAATTCATGAAATCAGTAAGACCTTGTTCTTCATTGTATTCACCTGTCTTGTTAAATCCAAATCGAGGATCTTTCATACCCATACCCACAAAGAGTTTATTTAAACCAAAAGGTGTATAACCTGTACCATAATAATCACCTGTTGCTTTTAAATCTTGTTTTGCAGTTTCTATATTAATAGGTATCTCTTTCATTCTTTTTTTTATTTGTGCATCAACACCTAAACCAGTTCCAGGTGCAACTAATATTCTTGATGCTTTATCTGCATCTGCTTTTTCAATGGCTTGATTATAAGCATCCATTGTTAATTGATCTCTAATATTTAAATCTATGGGTTTTGTATTAAATATTCTTTCTGCTCTTCTTATATCACTACCTCTATATAAATCTTGTAGATCAGCCCTTGTATCAGAAAGTCTTTCTTGTAAATCTTGTGAGTCACCAACATAACCTAATGGTCCATCACTTATTGCATCCGTTGCAGCTATCGATCTTTTAAAACTGTCGCTAGCTCCCATCAATTTAAATTTTTTATTTAATGTATCTTGTAAGTTAAAAACATCTAATACTTTTGCTTTTTGTGATTCTGGCGCTGCTGCAAGTATTCTATCTTTTTCACCTTCTTCATAGGTTTTTGCAACACCCATTGCTTGAAATGGAATTGCAAGATAAGAGTTTCTTAATCCTTGTGCAAAAGTATCTCCCTCACTAGCCATCTTGTCAGCTATTAATGCTCCTTCTAAAAGCACTTCAGGAAGAATACCTACCTTCATTATTTTACTTGCACCTATGGCTTTTAAACTTCTTGTTATTTTGTTAAAGTTTAAGGATTCTGCTTTAGTAAAATCTACACCACCTTTTCTAATTCTTTCTAATGCATTTTTATAACACTGATCAACACTCACAGTTCCATCTTGCAAACCAATTCTACCACCTTGATTTAAAAAACCTCTAGTTCCACACTTACCACCACCTAATGTAGCTAACAAACTTCTTATATTTTTAGCCTCCTTAGATTTAAATAATTTAAGTTGATCTCTAGATTCAGGTAAATTTTTAAAACCCTTTTGAAATTCTGAAGACATTGTTAAATCTATATTTTTTATTAATTCATCTCTTGCAACTGCAGGATTTTGGTATCTACTTAAATCATATTTTACTGCGTCATCAGAATATACAAGTCTACCTTTATCTGCATCAAAATTAAAATCAGCATATCCATTTGTTTTAGCATTAAAGTCATTGATAAAATTTTGCACAACTTCAGCACCAACTTTCCCTTGTTCATATTTTTTCATTAAATCAATTAATGGTAAATCAAAAGCATTTTTTTTAATTTGATTAAATGCTGCACTTGTAAACTGACCTTTTAATAAATAGTTTCTTGGCAAATATTTATAATCTTTTCCAAATCTTTTTGCTAGTGTGTGTTCAAAATTAACGCCACCAAATATTTGTTTAAATTTTACATCTCCTAATTGTTTGTCTATTGTAGCTATATCTTTTCTAATATTTCCTTGTCCTTGTAAAAAATTATCTAATTGAGATGCTATTTTAAATGCGGTGCTATTACTAATTCCATATCTTTCACTAGCTCCTCTATTTTTTAAATCTATTAAAATTTGTTCTAAAGTCTGTAAAGGTTTTCTAACAGTTTGATAGGACACTATGTGTTTTTCTGGAATACCTAAATTAAGTAATGAATTTCTTGTAATTCCTCTATGAACTCCACCATAAGTTTGTTGACCACCTGAAGAATATGATTTAATGAAATCAAAATCTTCTAATAAATTACCACCTTGAGATCTTAACCTTTCAACAATACCTTCTGGTCCTAATTCTGAATACAAACTAACATTGTTATGAATGTCTTTAAATAAATTTTTAAATTGTGCTTGAACTTTAGGATTGTTTTGTAATATGGCTCCTTTAAACAATTCATCTTCAGAAAAACCTTTTTTAATAAACATAAGGTTACCTCTTTCTGTTGTGTTAAAATTTTGTAACCCATCTACTAAACCAAAATTTATTTTTTTTCCTGTTGCACTTCCAACACCACCTCGTGTTCCTGGTTTTTTTTCAATATTAAATAAAGCATCTGCTTTTGATCCTACTTTGTGTTTAAAATGTTTTTCATAAGCTTTTTTAAGTTTATCTGGAGTGTCGTAGTCTTTAGAGTTGTCCGCTATCCATTGTAATCTTATACCCTCTGGTGAGGATTGATATATTTTTTTTCTAGTTTTTATTACTTCTTCTACAACTTTAGGATCTTTCATCGGTGATATAGTTTTATAATCTTTTTTTACACCAGGTCTTCCTTTTCCAATAGAAGCTCCTTGTTCTCTTCGTTTTGCTGATCGTCTAACATTTTCTCTTAGTTTTTTATCTGTTATAGAATCCCATGTTTTAAATCTTCCATCAGTCATTCTTACTGCTTCACTATTTAACAATTTAGGATCAATGGAACTTTCACCTCTATACCCTTGCCTCACACCATCAAAACCTGGTTGCACCAACATACCACCATCTGCAAAACTTTTTCTAAAAACAACTTGCATGTTATTAAAATCTTTATCTGTTTTAATTTGAAACTTATCACCTTTACGATCTCCAAGACCTACTATAAAATTAACAGCATCATCTTTAGATAGGGT